TACCTCGAATACCGGAAGCAGAGGTTGCTGATGTAAATACCTTCGAACCATTCTCTAATTCAACGTCACCTTTGTTCCAGGTCTTAATGCCTTGCTGCATCCACAGAGGTAAATTCTCGTACATAATTTGATAACGAGACAATACTTCTCTGGCCGCTGTGGACTTATTAGCTAAAATAGCAACAGTCTTATTAGAACTAAAAATTGTGTAATGAAGGATACAGGCTGCCGATGTAATGGTCTTACCCTGTTGGCGTCCTTCCATTAGAATAACCTTCCTGTTATTCATAATGACGTCTACTTTTTCTCTTTGGCAATCGTATAGTTTAAATAGAATTAAACCTTTATCTAATGAGACAATGTAGCAGTAGTTCTCAATAAAGTATATTGGGTCTTCCTTACACTTCATTAACTCCTTTACCTGCTCGGAGGTAAACTGCATCTCAAATCCTGCAGGCTTGAGTAAATCATTACCATTATAACTATTATTTTCCATTAATCATCTTCATAAGTTCAGATGTAGAGCCAGCAAACACAATGTTATTTTGCTGTTTAATATTTTCGTTTTTACCGCTTGCTTTATCAATATCTTTTTTAGTTTTATGAAGCCCGATTAGCTCTTTGGTAATAGCTGTTTGAGCAGATATTAATTGCCCGGCAACTTCAAATGCTCTTGGGTTCTCAGAATTCTTAGCAATATGAACCAACTCTGTCATTACATCATCGTTCTTATTGATAAGTCCACGAAGGGTGTTACGAGCTAATTGAAAGTCATCCTCTTGATCTAACTCAGAAGGATTATACTCAACCGGCATACTGGTTGGTGTAGTTAAGTCAACCACTGTATCTATATTAAATACATCGTTAATTTTATTAAGTGATTTCATTAAAAGTCCTCAAAAGTATCTATAATACCAATTGTATCACCTGGTACGGCTGAATCAGGGGTAACTGTTGCGGTGTATGAGGATTGTTTATTTGTTAGTGCGGGATCTGAGAAGGTTTCGACGTTTGTAGTTCTAATAATGCCCTGTCTGTTAATGGGGCCGTAGAAGTTAAGTTTCATTGTGAAGTTAAGAGTCCAAATTATTGCTCTTCTTTGAGTAAAGTCACCCTCATACTCATCTTCGTAAGTTATATTATCTAAAATAATAGGTAGGTCATTCTTAATACCCATCGCAGGGATTGCATTAAGAGTTAAGTTATAATCAGGATTAAAGTAAGGTAAAATTTGTTCAATGATTTGTAGCCCATCATCCTGGTTCTTTGTATACACATACAAAGTCATATCAATGTTATAAGGGGTAGGAGCGTACTGTGAGTTCAAGGACGTAGTTGATGTACCATTTAGTGCCCTGTTCTGCTGTACAAGGCTCACTCTTCTTGCTGGATCATAAGTCAAGCTTATCATCTCAAACCCAAGTCTTGGAAGAAACGTTTGAAAGCTTTGTTCAAACGAGTTAGGTTGTGCGGCAATTCTAGCTAAGAACTTTGACTTAGGAGAATAAGATAAGGGAACGCGGAGGGTCTGGGTAATGTTACCACTAGAATCTAATCTATCTATATGGATGTTGTTAAACATATTACCAAAAGCCACGATTGACTTTCGTACTGTACCGTGGTAGAATTTATTATTAAACATTTATTTCTCCGAATGGATTTCTCTCAGAGAAGTCCAGTACAGAAATCTCACCTCTAAAATCTTCATTATCAACGTTAGGGAATATCGTACCTAAGTTATAAGATTGAAGAATAATACCTGCTGGACTATATTCTTCTAGTAAGGCTCTATCGCCATTCTGTAGTAACAAATTAAATGCGTTAATGTCAGCAGACTTATTAGAAGTAATATCATCGATTTCCGATACACCGGTATCAAAGATTTCAGAAGAGTACTGCATCAACTCACATTGAAGTTTATAGACATATAACTTACCAACCTGGAAGAAAGGGTCAGTGGACTCAACAAACTTAATTTCAAAGAATGCTTTTGTCAATGGGAAGTAAATTATATCCCCTTCGGCCGGTCTGGTAGTTAGTACAGCGTCCCCGGATCTTGCAATTACCTCATCCCATCTTCTTCTGGATACAATAAATGTTGCTGTATCTCTGATCTCAACACCAAACTTTGACATTAAGTCTCCGTCACCCTCGAACCCGGTAACGTTCTGCATGTACATCTCTAATGGGAATGCCGATGAATACTTACTAAGTACATCTTCTCCCAGAATATCATCCTCATTGACAGCTTGTCTAGGTATATAATAAGTATCAAACCCGTACATCCTCAGGCACTCTATTATAATATCTTCCATGAGCAATTGCTCTGAAGATCTGCCTCCAGGTATACCAGATTGAAAATAAAAGTTGGTCGCCATTATTCGGTATATCCACGTGGATTAGTTGTTGCCCTGATGGTATAATCCATATGTGGGCTGATGAGATAAGCTGTAAACATTCTCAACCTGTAAAGAAATCAACAGGAAGTTGGTAAGTATCTTGAGCTTCTTGCTTAAGTATAGTTATTTCATCCATTGCCTCATCGAATATCTTTTGTCCATTCAACGTTACTCCACCGGGTAATAGAACGCCTTCGAATTTTTTGAGATTAATACCCCATTGGCGCTTTATTAATGCAGTAGTGTATCTCTTTAAGTACCCATCATTATATACATCGGTGTAAGTATCGGGGTCAAGCATACGATATGCTTCAATAATTATGTAATCTCCAATAGCAAGATCTCCTCCATCACCCCAGGTAAGATCAATATGTAATCTGTTCATATGACGGTTAAAGCGGACTGGTTTTTGTCCGGTCATTAGATCGTTAATCAAGTTAATATGCATCTTTAACATTGTAAAATACTGAATATCTGTATTTGTTAAAGATTGAATATTGTTAAGCAGAAGCTGATACTTAGCATCAAAGAAGCTGATACTATTGGATCTACTCGATAACGGGAGTGTTCTTACAACACTCAGAACTGAATCGTTGAGAGTAATATATTTGTTATCAAAGTTACCAAGTGTCATAGAGGTTACAACAGCTGTAGTACCAGAAACGGCACCTGTTATCGTTTCCCCGGCAGTAAAGGTACCAGCAGTATTTTTGGTATAGGTTTTGTTAGCGGCAAAGGCGGCATGAACAAATGTTGTTGCACCTGAAGATGCTCCGGTAATCTTCTCACCAATAGAAAAGCTACCAGCATTCATACCTACAATTTGTAATGTAGAAGCTGTAATTTGTTCTTTTAAATATACTGCTTCTACTGCATCGTAGTGATAGTCACGGTAAAATTGAAATGCTTCGTCAACACGATCTTCTAATTGATCATCATCTATGTTAATTTCAATTACTGGATGCCCTAAAGCTCTTAAGCAGTAATCAATAAGTCCCTGCCTTGTCGCTGGAGTTGCCATTTGGTTTCTTTACCTTCTCAAGTTTTAACTGTAGCTCTTCGACTATTTGAATAGCCAATTGAAGCTGGGATTCTAGTACGATTGTCTGAGCTTGAAGCTCATTTAGTTTCTTGTTAGTCTTTTCCATAACAAGAGTCATAAATTTGTTGTTATCAATTTCCATCATTACTCCATAAAAAAAGGGGTAGATGTTACTCTACCCCTATATTTATACTAATTTTTATTAGTAAGTGCCGCCATCAATTCCAGCAAAAATTGGAACGCCTGATGAATTAACCTGTAACACTTGCCCGAAAGTACCAGCAGAAGTTACCTTCAAAGAGCCTGTAGCGTTACCGTAAAGAACACCGTTTGAAGTAAATGTTCCAACCCCCGTACCTCCATTACCAACAGTAATGTTAGATGTCAAACCAGTAATAGTACCACCAGTAATATTAGCTACTAGTGAAGCTATGGTATAACTTGATGTATCAACAACGTTAGATGTTGGGTCAACTGTTAAGTCATTAAATAATTTGAACTTACCAGAATCAGAAGCATCGCGGAACAAACCAGCATACTTAGTACCAGAACTTACATACTCACCAAAGAAACCAATATCCAACGAGTCAGAAGGATTAGCATTACCTAATTTAATCAGAGGATCTTCAATTAATATAGTAGCTGTATTCATCGTTACAGCATTACCACTTATAATAAGATCACCAGTAACTGTTAAGTTATTAGGTATAACTACATCATTAGGTAAACTTAATGTAATTGAACCAGTACTTCCGCTTGTCGCTATTTGATTTGCAGTACCTGTTACTTGGGTAACACCGCTGTTGGTAATTGTAGGGGTTGTACCTTCATTGCCTAAACCGGATAATGTAATCCCAGTACCAGCTACTAAGTTGGCAACATATGCACCCGAAGTCTGTGAGCCCAGAGCAACATCGGTGTTAAGTGCAGATGAAGGTATTGAAATGGCAACGTTGGAGGCAGCAGTAAGTCTACCTTGTTGATCAACGGTAAATACTCCGACACTGGCTGCACCACCATAAGTGGATGGGGTAACAGCAGTATTATCTAAATTAATAGTAATAGTATCGGTACTACCACCAACAGATGTTAACCCTGTACCCCCGGCAATCGTTAAGGTATCTCCGCCACTAATAGTTTGATTTGAACCTGAATCACCAGCAGCAGTAAAAGATGTAGAAATAGCTGAGTTAGAAGCCGATGTAATTCTACCCTGGGCATCTACAGTAATTGTTGGAATATTGGTTGTTCCACCATATACACCTGCAGTTACCGCAGTATTGGCAAGATCTAAAGTTGGGGTTGCACCCTCGGTACCAAATCCAGAGCCTGTTAAACCTGTACCAGGAATAACGTTTGCTACGTAATTACCAGTAGTATCTGTACCAAGTGCAACAGAGTTAGCAGCAATGGTTGCAGTTAAGGTAACATTCCCCGACCCATCAAAGGATACATTACCTGTTAAATCACCAGCAAGACCAATGTCTCTTGCTGTAGTTAATCTGTCAGCAGAAACGGCAGCACCTGCAAGAGCATATGTAATTTCTTTTGTAGCAGGGTCATAGTAAACTACGTTGCCAGAACTTGCAGCTCTAACAGGGTCAACAAAAAGACCTGAACCTCCACCGGTTATCTTTGTTCCACCAAGCGTAATATTACCTGCAAGAGAAATATTGTTAGCAGCAAAGCTACCATTTACATCGCGTTGTACTAAGGCACTTGCAGTTGAGGCGCTGGTTGCAGCATCTACCTTATCGGTATAATACTTACCACCAACGGTATGAATTGTCTCTCCTCCGCCTGAATTTTGTACCTCAATGTACAGCTTAGCGCCAGTACCATTATTAGTCTTATCATATGAATACGCTAATTCGCCTTCAATAATGTCTGATGTAGTAGGAGCTGCTACATTGGGCGAGCGTTTAATTTGGATTGTGGTTGCCATGTTTGACCTTTATTATTTTTATTAGTAAATACCGCCGTCCACAGCGATTGCGCCCGCCGAGATTGGTTGAGCTACCCATTTATTTACTTCTGTATCGTAAATTATCGTATAACCATCTTGTAGGCCAGTTGTAACAACATCGGTTAAGCCTTGAAGCCTTCCCCCTGTCGATTTATTAACTGTGATACTACCTATAGCCCCTGCACCTTGAGTTACAGATATACCGTTATTAGGATTAGTTCTTACCGTTACAGCCATTATTTCGTAGCCTCAGGGTAAATGGTAACAATACCTTCAACAATTCTTTCAACCGATGAAACATTAGAAACTAGCTCTACATCGTACACATATCTACCTGCTTTCAATGCAGATGTTTGGGTTGACGTAAGATCTAATGAAATAGTTCCATCGGTAGGACTAGACACGTTAGCGGTAAAAGCAGTATTTGAAGTCGTGTAATACGATCTCCTCATCTGCGATCTAACAGTATAATTCGTCAAATTTCTAGCCGACCCTGTATCATCCGTTACTGTAATAGTAACGCTGAATGTTGTTCCTTGATCGATAGCTAGGTTTGATACGGCTGCCATGTTAATCCCAATACTTACAGTATATTTATATTATTTTTACTCTCAGATCATACTACTTCAATCCAATTAACTACGGATTCGTCCCATGCATAGCGTTTACCGTCTGTTGGATAC